CATATTTCAGGTATCAAAAGTGAATTGCGAAAGATGACCAACAAAGGTACACCCTTAGCATTACTTGATGAGTTGATAGGCGGCTTATGTAGGGGAAGCCCTACACAAACCGAAACGAAGGTTCTTTTAGAGGAGCGTGTGGCTTCCCTTTATCACTTGCGTGAGAAAGGGTGTGCTGCACGGCTTCTCGGAGCCCGCGTTGTTCCTAACGGTTTTCCTAGTTTCCTTGAGTTGGCATTGCCAACTCGTCATGCGGCCCACGCGCTCAAATTGGCGCGAGCCGGTCTTGAGGCCCTCTATGATCAAGTAGGGCCCAAAATGCGGAACTGTGACTATGAGTCACAGCTGTCAGCATTCCGTCGCATGTCCAAGTGGTCTCTGGAGTCGTTCGTCAAGTGCGCCAAGTATTGGGTAGCTTACCCAATGGCGTGCTTCTTGAAAAACGATCTCCCAAAGAGTCCACCTGCCTGCTACTGCTCAGGTCCCTTGACGAAAGGGGCCTCACTACTCTATACTGGTGCTGTAAAACGCATCCTGAAGAATCGTCTCGTATCTTTCAACGAGAAGAATACACGTCTCTTCTTCACCCTGCTCCAGGGTGTGAAAAGAGGCGCTGAGGTCGTACCGCCTGAATTCATTCATCAGGCCATGGTCGACCACGCGGAGGCTCTATCGAGTACGAAGACCGCCAGTTGGTGGTCACGTGATATCCTTGCGCCTTATATTCGTCGCTTTTATTCTTCAATGACCCATGTTACCCCGCGCCTCCATGAGGCCTCACCGTCCGCTTCGTTCGAAAATACACGAAGTCAGGGAGGCGCTCGAGGCTACTTGCGGGAAGCCCTCTTCAGTGAGGGAGGGTATATGATCGGATCTTCAGACTATCTTCTCGATATGTACGAAGATAGGCCCGGTCATATTATAGAGGTTCGTGGCCCGCCTATCCCCAAGTTTGGGGATGTCCTTAGTTCGATGATAATTCGAGGCATGGATGCCCTCGATATCTTTGATAATCTCGACAGGTCTTCAATGGAGAGGCAAGCTTGTCTCTCAGAGCTTCGTGCGGGACTCGGTTTGGGTCCCCCGAAGATACCCCCTAAACTCCATAACAAGGTTATGGTTTCGGGCGTTCTCGAGCCATTGAAGGTCAGACTTATCACTAAGGGCGAATCATGGAAGTATTGGATCTCCCGCTTCTTTCAGAAGCATTTGTGGCGTCATTTGCAGACGACCAGTGCGTTCGTTGCCACTGGTAGACCAATAATGAAATCGGACTTCTATGATCTTTTAAGGCGTGAGAGCAGGCTTCAACTTCCGTTTGACGAATGGGTCAGTGGCGACTATTCAGCAGCCACTGACAATCTTCACATAGAATTCACAAAGCTCTGTTTCGCTGAGGCTCTTGAGCGCTCAGGTGTCGAACCAGATCTTGCGCGTCTCCTTGAAGGGGTGATTTATGAACAAGAAATCACGTACCCGGAGAAAGAGAATTTGCCGAGTTTCCGTCAGAAGACCGGACAACTCATGGGGTCAACGTTGTCATTCCCCATTCTCTGTGCTGTGAACCTAGTGTGTTACTGGTATGCCCTTGAACAATACGTGGGCCATCCGGTCGCAAGACGCGACCTACCAGTTCTGATTAATGGTGATGATATCCTCTTTCGTTGTGATGGAGTCAATGGTAAATTTTACCGTATCTGGCTCGACATCATAAGTGAGGTTGGATTTAAGTTATCCCTTGGGAAGAATTATGTTCATCGACGTTTCTTTACGATGAACTCTGAGGCTTTTGTATACAATCCTCAGACCGGCATGATTGCGGATATTCCTTTTCTCAATGTTGGCCTTTTGCTTGGCCAATCAAAGGTGACTGCTCGCCGTGAGGCGAGCCTGAAGCCACTTTGGGATGTCTATAGTGAGGTTATGGACGGCGCAGCTGATCGCGTGCGCTGCCATAAGAGATTCATCCACTATCATAGGGATGAGATCCAGGAACTCACATCCAACGGGAAGTATAGTCTCTTCACCCATTCCCTTTTTGGGGGCCTGGGTTTCAAGCTATATCCCGAAATATCAGGATCCGAGAAGCTTTCACGCAAACTCGGTCATGTATACGCCACACCATTCCAACGCCGTCTTGGAGGACTTCTCAAGTCGTTCACAAGTCAACCGATAGAGGGGGTATTTCGACCCCTAAGACTCTTTCGCGGTCTTGTGACACTCGAGAAGCCGAAGTTGCTTATGCGACATAATTATCATTGGGGCCGGTACCACCTGCAACATGCATGGTGTCCCCTCAATGAATTACAAAGTCTCGCTTATGACCCTTCTACGACCTTGGGTAACTTGACCATGGCCTCAGACCTTCAGTCTGATGAAAAGCCACGTCTTACCATAAGGCCCCCCGACCGATCTATCTTGAGAATGCTCAAGACCGGTTCACTTTCATACCGAGATTGCCCAGAATTGCGGCTTTCCCAGTTGTTGTCCTTCAACTCTGTATGGGTTGAAGAACACTCTCCTCCCCAAACATCCAATTAGGTCTCTGAACATATGAGACCTCCTGGACCCGATCAAGTCGTTAAACTGATCTTTGGGTTATGTGATGTAATACTCCAAAACGGTGTCTTGGACTATCTCCCGGCGTGAAACGGCCAGGTAGTTCGTGGACTCAATAGTTCCGTACGAAACAAATCGTCGAGAGACTGCACGGCAGCTCCGACGCCGACCTAGGTTGGCTCGGTTATCACATGATGTACAGTCCTTGTTTGTCACAAGGATCCAATACATGACAAAGGAGAATATGAAAGTGTCTAGACTTGCTTTAAGTTCTAGGGGTGTCGCGCCCGCCCGTTCGAGGGGCGCGAGTGTTAAGAAGGTTCGTGATCTGGTGAGTCGGATGACTCTCCAGAGGAGTTTATCACCTACAAACGGTGGTCCGGGTGAATCAGGCTCAGGCTCTATAGCCGTGGCCTATGGTTCGACACTCTCAACGAGGAAGCCAGTGATGACTTCCACCCGAGATGGTGTGCGTATCCATCACTCAGAATTTGTCACCGATATATCGGGTTCAACGAGTTTCACTGCAACCAAGTTGTCAGTGAATCCAGGGGTCGGTTTGACCTTCCCATGGTTGTCCTCTGTAGCACGTCGCTACGAGACGTACTCGTTTCAGAACTTGTCCTTTGAATACAGGACAATGGCTCCTTCGACATCCTATGGGTATGTGATGCTCGCGTTTGATTCTGACGCGGCTGATTCAACGCCCATTTCGAAGATCCAGGCGGGATCGTACCAGTTTGCCAGACGATCACCACCATGGAGAGATATGAGTATGGCCCTTTCAGGGTCCATCCTTCATAAACTCGCCAATTACTTCACACGCAGTTCAACGGTGAGTAATACCGATATCAAGACTTATGATGTAGGGAATGTATACATAATCACAGACGGCCAAGCCGGCACGTCTCTGATTGGTGAACTCCATGTGACTTACGATATTGTACTGTCCACTCCTCAGCTTGAGGATAATGATTGGAACGGCTTTACTCTCGCAGCATCGGCGGGCCTCGCGGCCGCGACCTTTGCGGGGAGTAACTGTGCAACCAATGCTCGCAGTAACGTCAGCGTGACGGTATCTGCGACTGGTGATCGCATTACGTTCAACCAGTACTGGACAGGGTTTGCAGCGATCAATTGGGTCGGAACTGTCATAACAGGCGCTGTTCCCAGCGTCGGTTCGACGGTCACGATCTATGATCAGGTAAACACAGCGGGTACGGCAGCGTCCTTGACGAATGCCATCACGACACTGTGGATCCGCGCGGCTCCGGGGCAAGTTCTTATGCTCCAGCCTGCAGCAACTACAATAACCGCATTCGAGATGAACGCGCTTACAGCGGCATTCAGTCTTGATTCGTAAAGTCTTCACAACGACCAACATGTCGTTAAACTGTGCGAGACTTGCTGACAACAGATTTGAAACTAGGAAGATCGGCTTCTGTGGTATGATTCCACCCTCACTCGAGGATTGAACCATTCACTGGAGCCCCAACCCATCAAACTCGCCTTAGCGAGTCGGACAGGCCAGTTACATCGGCCGTCCTCGCCAATGTCCCCG